TATTCTAAGGAGAAAAGATCATGGCAAAATTAATACCGGACGCAGTTTTAGATGTTGCGTTGACTGACATCAAAACTAATGTGGATGAGGTACATTTATGTGCGGGACAACCGGCAGACCATACCGATGTTGCGGCCCATTCACTTGGACACGTTCATGTCGATACTGATGATTTTACGATTGCCGATGGCGATACGAGTGGTCGTAAAATAACGCTGGCAGCCCAGACGATTCCCGCCGATGCCAATGGAGACGCAGATCATGTTGTTTGTGTGGACGCCGGAACGGCGATCAAGGCCATCACGACCATCCCGACAAAGACACTGTCCAGCGGCTCAAATTACGATATCGCCGCCGTTGACCTCTGGGAAAGCCGCGATGCATCGTGATCAATGGATCATCAAAAGTAACGGTCGGAAGCATTGAATAAACATAAAAGCCATGATAAGGTATGTCGCTAAAATTATAACCCAAGGGAGTAATCTCATTAATTACACCCTTTAAAATTGACAAAAATGTGGATGTTTGTGGATGTTACTCGATTTTGACGAAATGCGTAAGTAGTTGATTTTATGGCTGGGGAAACAGGATTCGAACCTATATAAACGGAGTCAGAGTCCTCTTGTGATTGTTGATTTAATTGTGTTTTTACCTTCAATGTGGATGTTGATTTTTTTAAAACGTTCATTTCTTTAATCATATCTAATATATAAGTGTGGATGTTAAATCTGATCATTATCCGATCGCCCTGGCCATTTTTGCGAACATGTTTTTTGTTGCCCTTCTTATATCGTCTGTCACCACATGGGTGTATTTTTGAGTAGTGCTCACGTCAGCATGTCCCAGCATCATCTGGATGGTTCGTAAATTAGTATTTTGCGCCATCAGGTGTGTCGCGATGCTATGCCGGAACATGTGCGGTCCGATGTGTTTTTTAATTCCTGCCCGGCCGGCGATCCTGTTGATTGCGCCGTAGGGATTTACAACGGGCTTCCCGGTTCGGTAACTTAAAAAATAATAACCTTCGTCATTCGGAAATTTATTTTTAATTTTGGGTTTGTATTTTTCCAGTTTTCTGAGCGCATGATCCACTAAAGGATTGAGCGGTTCGATTTTATCCGTACCGCCTTTTTGTACCGCGGTAACTGTTTTATTGGCGTGGTCGACGTCTTTTCTCCGCAGATATGTTGTCTCTGAGCATCGGAAGCCGAGCGTATAACAGCACAGGAAAAACGCCAGCCAGAAAGGCTCTGACTTAGCGGCCTTGATAAATTTGATAACTTCTATCGGAGCAAGAATAATTGGTTTCGGCCGTTCGTAGGAAAGTTTTTCGAATTCCGGTTTAACATCGATGTTTTTCTTTTTCCGGCAAAAGTTCAAGAATGACATCATATAGGTCAGCTCTTTGTTGATTGTCCGGTTTTTAACTTCGGTCCCGCGTGGCGATTTTTGTTTGCTCCGGGTTAGCTGGTATTGGTTTGCCACATGTTTGTCAAAATGGATTACTTGCATGGGGCCAACAATTTTTGATACCATATAAAGTGTGTTTTCGCGTTCACGAAAAGATTTTTCCTGGCGGATAGAATTTATCCGGGAACGATGTTGCAGGCGATAGTCGGTCATATATTCGGGAATCAGTTCATCTATGGTGGCAGAGTATTGAGGAAGTGATTCGATCAATTCCGGATTGCGCCGTTCCTTAATTGCCAGCGTTGTTTCTTTGTCGAATTCTCGCGCGACGGCCAGACTTTGAATGCTGTCATCAAGATATCGCTGGCATCGTTTGCCGTTTCGGCCATCAGGACGATAATCAAGAATGAAACGCAGTTCGGCAGAGCCGCACGCCGGGCATGGCCCGGTGTCCGTTTTCCGCCGTGCTTTACATGATTTGCACTTAATTATGATAGCCAATTATTTACTCCGGCATGCATCTAAGGCTCTTAATGTCACTGTCCGGCGTGGATCCTTTTGACTGAAAAACATACGATGCAAGTGGGCGCTGGCGATTGTTTTGCCATCGACGGTGTCAAAATTAATAACTAATCCAACCGGTGGATTACCACCTCCGGGACCTGTGACTTTTACCTGGTATGAATCTACGGTTACATTCCACCATGCGCTAAGTTCTTCATTAATCGACTTCTGCCAATAGCGTCCCACGCATCGCGTTGCTTCGGTAATATCTCCTTGCATCGTTACGACGGCAAAAGGCTTTTCCATTAGTGTGCTGCTTTCGTTAACAAATCCGATAGAACATCCGGAAAGAAAAAAAACGATCAAGATGATGAATATTTTTTTCATGATTAATTTTCCTCTTCTTTTTCAAACAAAGGAAGCTGAATATCTCGTAATTTGTAATCTGAAAAATTAAATACGTTTTGATCGCGCGTCTTTTCGCGGTCAACGGTGGCGATCAGCTTTAGCCGTTTCCGCCTAGTTTTTTTAGGAGGTTTAAGTCGCCACTTATTCCCACCTGAAGGAGAATTTTACTTATTTCATCGATCATTGACTGCTGGCGATTTATAACATCCCAAAGGTCGATGTGTGTCTTCTTTTTGACCAAAATCGATGCGTTGATCTTAGCGTTAAAATCTCTTTGCGATTTAAGTTGTTCCTGTATTTCATATAACAAGGCCCGGAGCGCCCAGTTTGGATCATTGTGTTTATCTTGTGCTGGTTCAGTGATGTTGATGTATGGTGCCTGCGGTTCGGAGATTTTGCCGGATTGATCGTCCGTTTTTAGTTTCAATAATTCAGAAAATTCACAATTTGGATCGTGCGGGGTCAATAACCATTCTTCGGTGATGCCAGGGAAGTGTCTTTGAATTCCCGTGAGTAATTTAGCACCTATGCTATAATAATTTTTCCTAAAGACATTTGTAACACCAATTAATTTATTAAATTCGCCCTTTGAAAGATGTTTGCTCTTTCTTAATATATTGATATTATTAAATAATATATCGTGGTCAAATTTTATTGTCATATATGATAATTTTTCTTGACATATGTGCTAAATTAGGTTAGTAATATTTAACTTCAAAATTAAAAATTAAAATATAGGTCAACCAAATGCGACAAATAGTAACAAACAATGAACATATAATCAATAGAATTTGCATAATAAAAAAAGCTGGATTTTCAACACTTAAATCATTCGCTATTTCTATCGGAAAACCTCGCCAATCGGTCTGCGGCGCCGTTAAAGCTCAAATTAAGACATTCGCATTGCATGAGATTATGGCTGCCGCCCTGCAAACAACAATAGCTGAGCTCTGGCCAGATTTGTATTGTGTGGTTCCAGTTATAAAAAATAACGTCAACACGATTTCTCATGATGCCAAAGTAAACGAAGAGGCGGCAATAGTAAATTAACAAATCGGAGGAATATATTAATGAACAATAAATCATTGAATCCGAACATGACATTAAAGGAAGCAGTATATGAAACAGTACATCACAGTGAAAAACCGCTTAAACTGATAGCCGAAGAAATCGGCATGGGTATAAGCCATCTAACCCGCGCCGCTCTTCCTGAAGAAAACGGTACGGGATGTAATTTGCCATCCGAAAAAATAACTCCAATAATAAGATCAACAAACAAATACACAATCCTCGATGTTCTCGAACAATCTGTCGGCCGTGTCGGTATAAAATTGCCGGATTACGATAAAGTACCTAAAGCTGATATCTGCCAATTGACGATGAAATCCATGGTGGAATACGGAGAATTGATCAAAGAAATAGAAAAAGCGATCGCCGAGAATAAAATCAAGCCGGATGAACAAAAGAGAATTATGAAGGAAGGATATGATGCTGTCCAAGCCATTCTAACGCTAATGTTTGCATGCAAAGGAAAGTTTGAACCATGAGCAACGGGCAAATTGCAAAACTGCTTCAAGAAATACTTATCCGGCAGGATAATATCGAACGATTGCTGATCGGGCAGGATGCACCTTTAAAGCCAGGTGATCCGGCAATCCGGATCGCGGCCCGTGAGCTTATGCGCGGAAATAAAGAACCGATGAAGGCCCTGGGCGGCAGAAAGATGGCTTCGTAATGAGTAAACCGAGAGTTGATATATTCGATGATAAAGTTGGCTTCATTTTATTTGATGACACGAAAAAGGATCCGGAGGATGCCGAAAGAATTGCCGATGTAATTTCCAAAAGCCGGAAATCCTGGCTGCGGGTGGTTCAAGATGGAAAAGTAATCGCGTCTTACGACCGACGTGTGAAAAAGAAGGAGAAAAAATCATGTTCGAAAACATCGAAGAAAGTCTGCCGGAGAAAGAATACACGGCCTTAAATTTTATTAACGATGTTATCTGGGCCTTAAAGCGCTTGATCCCCATGTATATGGCAGTAATTATCGGAGTTTACATTTTGGCGCTCTATAATCCGCAAGTTAAGGCTACGCTGCTTAATGTCTGGGCGTTATGTAATCCCGACGTAAAAGATGCGATACACGAAATGCAAAATAATATTTTCAGGATGTTTCAATGAGCCGAAACGGAATGATCGGACATATTCTTAATAGAGAGCCGGGACTTTATGTTCATATCCCCCCCGCTGTCATAAAGGGATTTGTTGTGTTTATGCTGACCGTGATTATTTTTTTTATCATTTTAATTCAAAGTATTCGTATTGTTTTTAATCCCGCTCCGCCGGAATTTCCGATGTTCATTGATGGAAAGAAAATCACTTTCATGGGTCGCGAACCTCAATCAATCACAGAAGCGCGCGCGATTTTGTCGCGCTATGATCATAAAGTTCAAGACGGCGATAAAGTGATGGTGAACGAATGAACTATTTTATCGGCGGTTTAATAATCGGTTTCATGATCGGCATTTATTGCGGCGTCAAACTGGCCGGATGGGCAATCAAACAAAGAATTAAACGTGCCAAAATTCTCGAACGTTTTGAAGAGTACACAAAATGAAATACGGTGTGCAAGAGGCCACGCGCCTACTAAAACTAGCCTATGAAAAGAATCACGAATCCGCCGAACTCGCTGTTAAGGCGATCAATGCCCTGGCCAAGGACAATCCGTCAATGCCGCTTAAATGGGCATTGCTACATGTCAATAACGCGCTTCCCGGCGCTGCACTATCAGAAAAAGAAAAGGAGCTTTTAAAAGTATCTAATGGATAAATTATGGACGTGTGGCGGAAGATAACGCATGAGCCAGAATCGGAGAGAGTATGTTGTGGAGTCTCCGAGCCTCCAACTTAGTAGAAAAGGATAAAGGTGTGAAGGCAAACTCCCACATTGTCGGTATCAAAGCCGACCACGTCCACCAGAACCGGAGGTCGCTGGTTCGAATCCAGCACAAGAGAAATCTTGTTGGCGCAGTGGTCGCGTACCGGAAACGGAGGGTAGGATAGATATCATCCGCCCTCCGTCAAATAGAATACACATAGAGAGCCAAAGCGTATGTAATTTACGTTTGTCAGTCATGCCAAAACTGTAATCTTGCGGATAAACAGTTTGGATCAACCGGTCGCTGCAAGGGCAAGGCTCAACACATTTTTAACAGCGGGGGTGTGGCTTATGATTGCACACTCCCGCGACAGATCAAAAGGAGTTGCTATCCGCATGAAGATTTTATCAATCGTGATTTTTATTTTTTGCATAGGAACGATTTTACAATTTCATGATTTCGATAACAGATTTTTAGCTATTCAAAGTGAAATCTGTCGTGATCAATTAATTCGTAACTATTATACTGAACGCAATAAATTCGAAATCTACGACGAACTTCACAAAAAATATCCCGATGACAAAAGAATAAAAGCCCTTCGGCATGACGCCTACGTCATGATGTATTTTTATGATGAGAAAGAACGCACAGAATGGAAAACGCAATCCTGCAAATATCAAGAATTCGATTATCAAAACAAATAAAGGAGAAAAATATATTATGCCCGAAATCCTTAAAATCATCGACGGACACACAACCAAAATCAAGCATAAGGGACGGCTTATCGATGTTGGCGTACTCATTTTCCGCGTGTCGCATAACGAAGCAGCGCCGATCGATCATATGGGATATTATAACCTGATGTTCAGAAAAAATGTTCTGAGCGCCCTCAAATATATCCACCTTGTCAAACCACAATTCGAACCATCCGAAGAAATGGTCAAACTGGAACGCAAATTTGAAGCGCAAGAAGGAACGCGTCCGGACGATGCAGATCCCGGCGTATGTGTCGGCGGTCCTATGCCTCCGCAGAGCGATGAAACACAACTTGATGTCATTCCAGCGCCGGCGGGAATCCAGGAAGAGGCGCATCCATGAAAATCACCGTTACTACAGTCGAAACCTCAGTATGGGGCAAGAAAATAATCAAGACAGCTTCCGCCGAAGTTCCCGATCCATTTGGCCTAATGGGTGAAGAAGACTGTCAACAAATTGAAATCAGAAAAACATTAGAAACCTTACTGGAAGCATTGAATAAAAAATGACACTCGCAAAAATACAATGCCCGAAATGTAAATCATGGAGCACCTATCTGGATGGCACACAAATGCACTGCATAATGTGCGGTGAATTATTCCCTGTCCCGAATTACGGCGCCAAACCGATTATAGTAGTAACAAAACTATCCGAGGAGGATGAAACAATGGAAAAATCTCCATCAGGTAAAAAAGGAATATGTTGTAATTGCGGTCGAGAGAAATGGATTGCCGGCAAAGGATTATGCGCCACTTGTTTAAATGCTGTGAAGGGCTGGCTTGATGGGTCTCCGGAATACATAAAAGCTCTGGCCGATGCAAAAAAACGTTTAACGGATCAGGATCATAAATCCGGCCGCGGCGGCAATCATCGGACTAAAAAACTTTCCCCGGATAAAATCAAAGAAGCAAAGACGCACGTTCGGGCACTGAGCATAAAGCAATCCGGCGGTGATCCTGACACGTCTTATATCATTGCCAAGATCGATATGAAGATCGAATATCATCAGGGTATGATCGGTAAGCTGAAACAGGCAAAAGAAATATTACTGTAACTATTCACCATTCACTATTCACGTTTCACGGGGCTCATTATGGACATAACCATTAAATTCGAAGGTCTAAAAGAAGTCATCGCCAACATGGGCGATATGGCCAAAAAGCAAGTTCCTTTTGCCCTGAAGGAAGCTCTCAACAAAACGGCCGAAGAAGTGAAGGCTGCCGAAATAAAATTATTGCAAACATCGGTCAAAGGCGGTCCCACACCATGGACATTAAACGCCCTTTATATCAAGTATGCTAATAAAAATAAGCCAATCGCAGAGATAGGCTACAAAGATAAATCGTCAATCAGAGTAACGACAACAAACAAAGGCCAGGGTACACCCGCCGCTTATTATCTTGCACCAAACGTCGAAGGTGGACCAAGAAATTTAAAGCGTTTTGAATCTGCATTGCAACATATGGGTGTATTGCCAAAAGGGAAATATATCGTTCCAGGAGAAGCCTGTCCACTCGATGCAAATGGCAATATCCCTTCTAGTATAATTATACAGATTCTTTCATATTTCAATGCTGCCGAAAAATCATCAGGAGCTACAGCCAATATTACTCAGAAGCGCAAGGCGGCATTGGCTAAGGGTAGCAAGCGCACAGGATTTGGTTTTATATATTTTGTATCATATGGCTCTGGAAAATCAGGCCCATGGTCGTTTGGTTTGCGATCAGGATCACAGCATCTACCGGCTGGTATTTATAAGCGTGTTAAGTTCTCCTCTGGTACAGCAATTAAGCCGATTATGATGTTTGTCAAACGTCCATCGTATTCCAAGCGATTCCCATTTCACGAAACGGCACAAAAAATCATCAATCAAAAATTAAAAAATAATTTTATTGAAGCAATGCGGGACGCATTGCTCACCGCAAAGAGACCTGGATAAATATCATATGATAATTATTTTAACGTCGTTAATGTATATTATTATCAATCGGGACGCATTTTCCGCCATCCCGCCACCCTATCAAGAGAATTCAAATCAAGTATCAATGCGCATCCCTGATATCTTGCACATTATAAAAGAGAAGCGGGTCCTTCCCATAGAAGCGAGCGTTACGGGTAATTCAAACCACATACTTCAACTCCATGTAAATAGCAGAAATCATGGGACTTTGGGAATTTGTGAACAATGAATGAAAGCATAGAAGAAAATATCAAGTGTCCAAAATGTGAATGTCCGGAATTATATAAAAACGGACGAACGAAAGCTGGATTACAAAAATATAAATGTAAAAATCCGGACTGCAATCATCAGTTTAAAACAAAGCCAGAGCACTCGGTCGCATTAGATACAAGACAACAGATATTTTCATTATTGACCGATAGGGTTCAGCCAAAAATTATTCACAGAGCATTTTCAAACGAAGTTTCATTGCGATGGATATATAAACTCCGACGTAGGATCAGATGACAGATAATAATAACGATGACATAAAAAAAATGGTTCAGGATCGCGTGATTAAAGAAGCCGCGAATCTTCCGCCGGCAGAAGACGGCCAGGTAATAGATAGTAAATTTATTGGCCAGTGTCTTTTCTCCAATTCGGCCGGCGATGGCCTTTTATATGCGACACTTTTCCGGGATAAATTTCTCTTCGTCAAAAATGTCCAGGAATGGTTTGAGTGGACTGGGCATCTTTGGCAGCAGGACAAAATGAATCGATCGTTGGCAGCCGTGGAGAAGATCGCTGAAACATATCTGGACGAATATAAAAAAATATCCGGGCAGATCGTTGCAATGACCAAAAACGGTGAGAGCGAAAGCGAAATAGAAAAACTCGAAAAAAAGCAAAAGGCAATTTTAGAACGCGTTCGACAACTCCGCGGCGATAACCGCCGAACTGCCTGTCTAAAATTTGCGCATACAATAGAAAACCCGTTGGCCATTACCGGCGATGAACTTAATAAACATCCCATGCTCTTCCCTTGTGCTAACGGCGTTATTGATCTCGAGACAGGGAAATTCAAAGAAGGTCGGCCTGCCGATTATATGTCACTAGGCAGTCCGATCGAATGGAAAGGATTAGACGCTCCGCGTGATCCTTGGGAAAAATCATTGCGGGAAATCTATAATTGTGATCGTGAAGGCGATGATCAATCCTTAGTTCAATACGTCAAGCGTCTTTTTGGTTATGCCATGACCGGCCTGGTGTCGGAAAAAGTTTTTCCGGTATTATACGGAAAGACCGGCTGGAACGGCCGCAGTCTTATCATCGAAAAAATCAAGTACGCCATGGGAGAACTGGCCGCGCCTATTCCGTCAGAAATGCTGCTGAGCCAGAAATTCAGCAAGTCGTCATCCGGACCAAGCCCGGACCTCATGACTCTCAAAGGGATCCGGATGGCGTTCGCCTCTGAAATTGACGAAGGCCAGCGCTTTTCCGTTGCTAAAATAAAATGGCTAACTGGCAAGAATGAAATCACCGGTCGCAGTCCGCACGATAAATATTTATCGCGGTGGGATCCGACACACACACTATTTGTTGAAACAAACATTCAGCCGGCCGCTCCAGCTGATGACAAATCATTTTGGGAACGTCTGCATATAATCCCGCACAATATAAGTTTCGTTAACAGAGATCCCCGCGAGCCTCATGAACGACGGGCAAACCTTAACCTGGATAAAGAGCTATTAAAATACGCTTCCGGGATCCTTGCCTGGATGGTTGAAGGCTGTCTGGAATGGCAACGTATTGGCCTAAAGCCTCCGAGCATCGTCACGGAAGCTACCGAAAAATATCGCATGGATGAAGACATGATCGGCGACTGGATAGAAGAGTGCTGTACCAGGGAACCGGCGGCAAAAGAAAAGGCGTCTGATCTATTCCATTCGTTTTTGGAATGGTATCACGCCAACATCGGCAAGGGCGACAAGCTTACCGGTACGTGGTTTGGAAAACAACTCACTAAAAAATTCAACAAAGATAAATCCAACGGCTGCAACGTCTATCATGGAATATCACTTAACAAGGGAGTGTCGGAGACTAAAAACGCATGATTACTAATACCATTAAAAAATCATCATTAAATAAAAATACAAGCGTTAAACCCTCCACAGTCCCTTTATTTCAGGGATGGTTTAAAAAAATGATCAAAGTCGCCGATGAAAGTTTATCTTGCCGATTTACAACGGGGATTGCCATGGATGGTTTGGATAGAATTGTCTTTATCAGGGAGGGTGGACAGTTCAACCTAAGTAACTTTTTTAGCGGTTTTTCATAAATTTTCAATACAAATATTATAGGTACAACTATCAAACTATCCCTAAAGGGTGAGGCATATATAAAATAAATATAAATAAATGAATGATAATAAATAGATATAAAAAAGAGAAAAAAGAAAAAAGGGAGGGTTTAAGAATGAGCAAAAAAACACATAAAGACATTATAAATGATTTTATATTTGAATGTTGCGAAGTAGCAGAAGAAGCCAGAATTCAAACAAAGGATTTATATAACGCATTTACTGATTGGTACGTCACAAATATTTCATGCTGTAGACTTCCTAATTTTTCCAGTTTTTCAAGAGAGATTATCAAAGAATATGAAAAAGAAAATACATGTGCCGGGTGGCGTTATATAGGATTGAAATTAAAAGAAAATAAAGAAGATCACCGTCTCGCTCTCGCTAAAATATTAATGAATCAAATTGATAATAGCGCTGAAAGTTCAGCGTTTTGGATGGTTAGTTGTATATCGAAATTAAAATCAGCAAATCCACAAATGAATCTCGTCTGTCTTCTGAATATCATTCAAAAGGAAATGCCGAATTCATTTAACAAATATCAAGAGTATTTAAAAAATACATGAAGGTACAAATCCCGCGGCGCTTTGCGCCTGGGATAATTCGCTCTAATCCCGATGATATAGGGAAAGGCTCATTATGAACACCTACGACCTGGCCAGTAAAAAAGTAGAACTGAAAAAAGTATCATCGACGCATGGCGGCGAATGGGCGGGACCTTGCCCGGCGTGCGGTGGTAACGATCGCTTTCGCGTCTGGCCGAATCAATATGAAGGCAAAGGTGGTTACTGGTGCCGGTCATGCGCAAAAGCCGGCGACAACATCCAGTTTCTTATTGATTTTGAAGGAATGGATTTCAAAACTGCATGCGCTTTTCTTAATATCAACGTAGATCAGCATAAAATGGATCGTCCCTCGACGCCGGTAAAACAGGAATTTACTCCAGTGCAGCATCAAAGCCCATCTGAACTCTGGCAGGAAAAGGCTCAAAAATTTATCACCTGGGCGGAATCTAAACTTAAAGATAATAAAGAAGTCATGGCCTGGCTGGCCGCTCGCGGAATTAATGCCGAAGCCGCCGCGGCCGCGCATCTGGGATGGAATCCGGGCGAAAATGGCAAGGATATTTTTCGAAGCCGGACCGCATGGGGATTGCCTGATTTGAAAAAAGAAAATGGCAAGTCGCGGTCGTTATGGATCCCGCAGGGACTTGTCATTCCATACATCATTGATGGAATTATTCAGAGGATCCGCATTCGCCGGCCGGAAGGTGATCCGCGTTACTATATCGTTCCTGGTTCATCTATGGCGACCATGATTATCGGAATCGAATGTAAAGCCTTTGTAATTATCGAAAGCGAACTTGATGGCATCGCATGTGCCGCCGCTCAGGATCTTGCCGGCGCCGTTCCCTTGGGTTCATTAGAAGGTAAACCGGACGCCGCGGCCTATACCATTTTAAAAGAAGCGCTCCAGATATTAAACGCTCTGGACTATGGCGATACGGGCGGAGGGAAAAAAGCGGCTGAGCGGGCGATGAAATGGTGGTCTGAAAACTTTAGCGATCGATGCGATCGCTGGCCGGTCCCGAAAGGCAAGGATCCCGGCGAAGCGTTCGCCATGGGGATAGACCTTGATCAGTGGATAAAAGCGGGGCTGCCGCCAGTGATAACGATAATGAATCAGCAAAAGACTTCTTCCCCTTTGAAGGGAGAAGATAAAAGTGGGAGTGAAAACAAACCACCGGAAAGCGCTTCAGAATCATTAAAAGAACTTTGGAAACTATTACGCGACAATCCCGGCGTTAAAATCATAAACACGCCGGATCGTTTCACCGTATTGCGCAACGATCGATATGTTGGCGGTCGAATAAATGAACTGGTCATGAGACCGGGCGAAGTCAATGATTATCTCTTAAGCCATCCGGATGAAGAAATTACATATCATAATCTATTTGTCATTCCCGCGGAGGCGGGAATCCAGGAGGAAAATAATGAGCATTGAATTAAAAGATGGAAGTTTTCTACCAAAGCAGCCTTTTGGCACTGAACTATTAGAACAATTCAAAGAAATGGCTGAAAACGGCGAAGCAGTGGCCCTTCATGTTGGAAGTGAAGGCTTCCTTCGTGAGCGCATTAATAAGAGAAGCCTGGAAGATAGAATAAGCCAGCTGGAAACCAAAGTAAAAGCGCAGGGAAACACGGAAGTGGAATATATCGGAACATTACACATACCGACCTCCGATGAAATAAAGAAAATACTGGAATTATAGCCGACACCTACTATGCAGAAAGACGAACTCGAAAAACTGATTGATGGGAAACCGGACGACATTAAGGGTAAGGGCGTATTGTTGTTCAATGCCCACCTGCAGGCGCAATTAAACGTCAAGAACGATCCATCAGCACAAAATTACAAAAGCATGAGAGCGGCTTTCGATGCACTGGAAGAATTTCGGACGGCGCAAGG